GGTACAGTCGTATTTGACAAAAACTTTTCTATTGATGAAATCATAGAAGATGCATACGAAAGAATTGGGCTTCAAGGAGTATCTGGATACCAATTAAAAACTGCTAGACGTTCTTTAAATATTATGTTTCAAGAGTGGGCTAACAGAGGTTTGCACTATTGGGAAGTGGGTAATAATGATATTACTCTTGTTGCTAACCAAGCCGTTTACACAATCTTTAGATCAACTGGTGATGGCACTTCTGATGCTACAGCTATTTATGGTGTTGATGATATTTTAGAAGCAGTATACAGAAACTCTTCAAGTGTTGATTCACCACTTACGAAAATTAACAGATCTACATATCAAGCTTTATCAAATAAAACAGCTACAGGTACACCTTCACAATATTTTGTACAAAGATTTATAGATAAAATTACGATTACTTTATATTTAACACCAGGTAGTTCTGAAGCTGGAAATAAATTAAACTTTTATTTTGTAAAAAGAATACAAGACGTAGGTGATTATACAAATGCAACGGACGTTCCATATCGTTTTGTGCCTTGTATGGTGTCGGGTTTATCTTTTTATTTAGCACAAAAATATGCTCCACAAAGAGCACAAGAAATGAAATTATATTATGAGGATGAATTTAACAGAGCATTAACTGAAGACGGTTCATCTACAAGTACACATATTACACCTAAAACATACTTTCCGGAGATAGGATAATGGGTAGATTTGCATCAGGTAAATACGCAAAAGCAATATCAGATAGATCTGGATTAGAATTTCCATACACAGAGATGGTCAGAGAATGGAATGGCTCTTTTGTACACATATCTGAGTATGAAGAAAAACAACCACAACTTCAACCACGAGCAAAATCAGCTGATCCTCAAGGTTTAACAAGAGCTAGACCTGATAGAACAGAACCAGCTACGCCTAATTTATTACCAGGTAATCCATTTAGTTTGACTTCAGGGTCTGCAAATGTAACTGTAAAAGAACCTAGCCACGGTAGGTCTAATGGTGATACTGTTAGATTTAGAAATGTTGATGGCAGCCCTGGTGGCCTAGCATTTACAGTCTTTGAAAATGCGTCAGGATTTAGTATAAGTAGTGTAACAACAGATACTTATGTGTTTGGCGCTGGATCAAATGCAACGGTAACAGAAGAAGCAGGAGGAATGACAGTAACAGCAGGACCAGTTACTCAGCAAGCATAATGGCAGGAATTAGTTATACCACTTTAGTTACACAAATTAGAAATTACACAGAAGTAGATTCAAATGTTTTATCTACAGATCAATTAGAGAATATTATTTTAAATGCGCAATATAGAATTATGCGTGACATTCCAATTGATGCAGATAGAAAACAACAGTCTGGAAACTTGGTTCCCGGTCAGGAAACCATTAACTGTCCAGCAGGTGCCTTGTTTATAAGAGGCATTCAGGTCTATGATTCCTCATCTGTGCTCACAGGAACTAACGTTTGGTTAGAAAAGAAGGATGTAACATACCTTCAAGAATATCAACCCATTACAGGAACCTCTGCAGCACAGGGTAGACCAAAGTATTATGCTATGTTTGGTAATGCTACAGGAGATGCAGATACTAATTCTGGACGTATCTTTTTAGCTCCTACACCTAATACGAATTATAAATTTAGAGTTCATTATAACAAGATGCCAGCGACTTTAGCCTCTGATAATACAACAAACTACATCAGTCTAAACTTCCCAAATGGCTTATTATATTGCTGTCTAGCAGAGACTTATGGCTTCTTAAAAGGCCCAGCAGATATGTTGACACTTTACGAAAACAAGTATAAACAAGAGGTACAGAAGTTCGGTGGAGAACAAATCGGTAGAAGACGAAGAGACGATTATACTGATGGTACCGTAAGAATACCCGTTAATTCACCAACACCATAAGGAGATAAAAAATGGCAAACACATCGGCGATATGTTCAAGTTTCAAACAAGAACTTTTACAAGGTAAGCACAGCTTTGAATCATCAGGCGGTCATACTTTTAAAATTGCATTGTTTGATAGCGACGCTACATTAGGGGCTTCAACTACAGACTATTCAACGTCTGAAGAAATCACTAATACTTCTGGAACTGCGTATACAGCAGGCGGAGCTACGTTAACAAACGCAGGCGTTTCTTTATCTTCAACGACAGCCTTTACAGATTTTTCTGATGTCACTTACAGTTCAGCAACGTTTACAGCAAACGCTGCATTGATCTACAACACAACAACAAATGGTGGATCAAGTACAACAGATGCAGTTTGTGCGATTGCTTTCGGTGGAGACAAAACTGCAACGAACGGAACTTTTACAATTCAATTCCCTACAGCAGACGCTACAAACGCAATCATAAGATTAGCATAGGAGGACCACCATGTCGGTTCAATCAGGATGGAGTAGATTCACCTGGGGTCAAGCCAATTGGAATGCAGATACTTTACTTGCAACCGGTTGGGGCGCAAAGGCATGGAATGATGGCGAGTGGGGAAATCTTGCAGACGAAACTGTTTCACTAACTGGTGTATCTTCTTCTTTTTCTATTGGTTCAGTTAATATAGTAAGCACAAATATCATTATTCCAACTGGACTTTCTTTTACAGGATCAGTTGGATCTATTTCTCCAGTCATTCCAAAAACTGTGGAACTTGGAAGTGTATCTTTTAATGCAACTGTAGATTCATTAACAACAACTGCAGATGCAAATGTTTCTTTAACTGGTCGAGCCATAACGGGTGCCAACGGTGTGATTACACCGGCAGATCAAGTTATGGGTTTAACAGGAGTGTCGTTTACTGCAAACTTAGGAACGCCTGTTGTACCAAACGAAGATGTGACTTTAACAGGTCAGGCAATTACATCAGCTCAAGGAACTGCTTTAGGATTTGGTGGTAGTGTTGTTTTCCCTTCAGGATTTTCTATTACATCAGCACAAGGAACAGCAATTGCACCAAACAATTCACAAACATTATCTGGTCAAGAGGCTTCATTTAGTGTTGGCTCTTTAGTTGGTTTAGGTTCTGCTGTCGCTGATTTAACAGGTCAAGCTATGACAGGTTCTGTAGGAAGTATATCGCCTGCAGATACAATGGGATTAACAGGTATATCATTTACAGGGTCCGTAGGATCAATAGATCCAGCAGATCAGGTCATGGGATTAACTGGTGTATCAGCTTCTTTAAGTGTAGGAGCAGTAAATGTATTAGCTTATGCTGATATTGACACGGGTAGTAACACGTCGTATAGTAATGTTTCAACGGGTTCGAATACTTCTTATTCGGATGTTGCAACCGGCTCAAATACGAGTTATAACGACGTAACAGGAGAAGCAGCTTAATATGGCATCGACATATACACCCCTAGGTATTGAACTCCAGGCAACTGGCGAAAATGCGGGAACGTGGGGAACAAAAACAAATACTAACTTACAGATCTTTGAACAAATATCTGGTGGCTATACTACACAAGCCGTATCTAATTCTGGTGATACAACTTTATCGGTATCGGATGGATCAACAGGTGCAACGCTTTCTCATAGAATTATAGAATTTACTGGGGCACTAACAGCGAGCAGAAACGTAACTATTCCGCTTGATGTACAAAATTTTTATATTTTAAAAAATTCAACTTCAGGTTCTCAAAACGTTGTATTTAAGTATGCGTCTGGAACAGACTCTGGTGTTACTGTTGCAAACGGTAAAACATCTTTAGTATATGCAAAAGCTGATGATGGTACGAACCCAACAATTGATTCTGTTGCATTAGCAAGTGATCTTGTTGATGACACATCACCACAATTAGGTGGCAACTTAGACACTAATTCTTTCATGATCGATTTTGATGATGATCATGGTATTAGAGACGAAAATGGTAATGAACAATTATTCTTTCAAACAACTTCTTCAGCTGTAAACTTTTTAGAAATTACAAATGCTGCTACAGGTAATGATCCTAAATTATCTGCAAATGGTAGTGATTCAAACGTAGATTTAGCTTTAGCACCAAAAGGATCTGGTGAAATTGTAGTCGGTACGGGATCAGCTGCACCAACAATTACATCAAGTGGTGCATATGATTTAAAATTAGATACTAATTCAGGGTCAAATTCTTCTTATATTAATATTGTTGACGCCGCTAACGGTAATACACAACTGTATCCTAACGGAACAGGTTATACAGAAATCGGTGGTGATACAAACCCAGGAACTATACAACTTAACTGTGAGCAGAACTCCCACGGTATTAAGTTGCAAGGTCCGCCCCACTCAGCTTCACAATCTTACACGCTTAAATTTCCTACAGGTAACGTAACAGCAGATAGATTTTTAAAAGTAGATTCAATTACAGGTTCAGGTACAACGGCTGTTGGTCAATTATCTTTTGCTGAAGTATCAGGTGGTACATCATACCAAGCTGTTAAAACTTCAGGATTTACTGCAGTAGCAGGTGAAGGATATTTTTGTAATACAACATCAGCAGCTTTCACAGCAACATTACCATCATCAGGAACGATTGGTGATGAAATAACTTTTATAGATTATGCAGGTACGTTTGATACAAACAATTTAACTATTGGGAGAAACT